TACGTATACCCGCGATAAGGCTTCGCAAGGTGCGCTCTGCCTCTGCCTTGGTTCCCCCTAGGTAATCACTAAATCCTCGCGGTTCGCAATGTCCTGAGCCGTACTTACTGCCCCCTGTAAAGTGAATACGAAAGGCTCGCCCGTAGGTTTTGCTCCCCTCTTGTAGTACTAGGTGCGGGCGTTTGTTGGATTCGTAGGTGTCCTCGACTACCTCACCCTCCAATAAAGGCTTTACCAATTCTTCAAGCACACCGACTAAGCGGTGCAAATCTGCCATAGTTGTTTGCATTCTAGTTTTCTCCTGTCATTTCGTCGTTGATTAATATCCCCGCAATACATAACACGGCGATAGGTATTAGGGCTAGTGCCAAGGGCATCATTTCCTTGCCTCCTGTCGTGCGTCGTATGCTTTTACGCGTTCCATTCCTCGCTTGTGTGCGTCCCACAGATTAACTAACCCGTAAGAGATAAGCAACCCTGAACCGAAGACAAAAACTAGATAACAAAATGTTATAATTGCATCCATTATGCGCTCACCTTGTCGCCCTCTGTGAGTGCGAGGAACTTACTATGCCCCGCCAAGTCTCCAACACTTAGGCACAACTCTCCCGCGTGTTGAGCGCATAGATACTGTGCCACAATAAACCCCGACACGGTGACCCGCGCCATATTTTCGCACTTGTCGCACTTGTCGCTCATTAGTTAGCCCCTACCAATTCGCTAGAGATAGCGCGGCGCACGTAGTTTTGGTGCTTGCTAGTGGTTACGCTAAACTTTTGTTCTACTACATACCAACCAAAATTGAGGGTATGCCAAGCGATTGGGGTGCTGTATGAGTAGACGATATAGTCCGCCCCGTTTACGTCCGCCTCAAATGTCGCCAGTTCCTTGCCCTTTAGTTGCCCTCCGCCTAGTGAGTAACGGCTCCCGCTTAGTGCGCTTGCCTTGAACTCTTGGCGTGTTGCTATGTAATGGATTGCGTCTCTCTGGTTCATTTTGTTCTCCTGTTCGTTTGTCGTTCTGGTAGGTTCCTACCCGTGCCCCGCTAGAGTCTCGCACTCTGCGCCCTCTGTCAAGGGTGCGGGGCTGTGAGTTGCCTCACATTCCTAGAAATTGTCCTCCCACATCTTAAAAGCCCACACGCCGACACCCGCAAGAACTAGCGCGACACCCGCGAAAGGTAGAACCTGTGCGCCGATACCCCAAGCCCATAAGAAAAGGTTTCCTTGGTTGTACGCGTCCTCTGTTGTCTGTGCCCAAGTTGTTAAGTAGTTAATCACTTTATATTCTCCCATCTAAGGCGGGCGGATTTGCCCTACCTAGTGCCCTCCTCAGGTCTTGCACCTGTCGCCCTCTGTGAGGGGCGGGGGCGGTCTTGCTTAGTTCTTTTTGGCGTATGCCTTGCGGACTTGCTTCATCACTTGCTCGTCTAGGATTAAGAACTTTTTGTGATATTCGTAGAGGTCTTCGTCTTGGTCTTTTGTGACCCCCGCACAAGACCCGTGAGCCCATTCAATCGCTGTTTGAATCAAATCTAGTTGCTTTTCTGTGAGGATGAGTTTCATTATTTTGCCGCCTTTTGGATTAGTGCGTCCATCTTCAAAAGTGGAATGATGACTGCTGAGATATCGGCTGAATCTGCTAAACCCTCTGTGAGGCTTGTGTACTCATCTTCGAGCAATGCCTTGATGACCTTGAGGTCATTCTCTGTTAGTGTTGTCTTCTTTCCCATCTTGTGCATTTTGTTCCCCTGTCTTAGTGTGGTTTACCTTACATAGAGAACATTACAGGCTGGCAATAGGCTTGTCAAGGGTTAAACGTGTGATGTCCGTCACACTTTCCCCCTCTGTGGCTTGGGGGTCTTTTGTTGATTTGTCGACAATTCGAAACCCTTGGGATTAATCGGTCAAGGATTGAGGGGTCAATAAATAACAGGGGGGGAATAGCGACACGGTAGGGGAGATAGTCACCCAATCACTAAAGGGATTGCAATCTCATTTAATGCCAAGATATCTCTATATTTATTTACATTTATATACATATACATACCTTTAGGGTATGTCTAAGGGTCAGGTATAGGTAGAGGGTTCCCGAAACATCAGCCGTCAGGATGATTTGAGGGGGCATTGATTAAATTCGTCAGTCTATATGTATATATAGTCCAACAATAATTTTCTGTTATATTCCTAGAATAGCCCTGTGACCAGGGCTTTTATATATATAGCCCCCCTTTATAAAATATATTCAAACCGAGTGTTCGGTTTAGGCACTTCCAACAGGTTATCTTATATGTAATGATTTAATTATCATTAAGAATCAAAGAGCAGACTTGCTCCCTTTGATTCCGCAAGTCTTTAGTTATAATATATAAATAACTAATGACTAATGTTGAGTAAACGCCAGAACTATGCCGTTCGGCAGATAGCGTTATTAGACCGATTTATAACCCACAGAGGGCGACTGATTTAACACCCTAGGGGGACGACTTATGGGACGCAAGCCAGGCATACAGAACATTCCAAAGGACGAAGCCCAAGAGCGAGTCCTTATCCAATTGCAGCAAGGTTCAACAATTACTGCTGCTATGGCTTCCGTAGGGCGTAATGATGTCACCTTTAGGCAATGGTCAATGCAGAACCCTGACTTTAAGCAAAGAGCAGATGAGGCCCGACTAGAGGGCAAAGGCATTAAGGCTGACTTAGCAGAACTCAAAGATATTGCCTTCCCCGATTTCTGTGAGCAATTCCTTGACACTAAGTTGTTCGACCATCACTATGACTGGTTTGACCTGATAGAAGGCCGAGAGCCTCGCTGGTTACACCCCTCTATGAATTACGAGCAAAACGCTCTTAACCGTATCTTGATTAACGTACCCCCTGAGCACGCCAAGTCCACAGTCATTACGACTAACTACGTGGTCCACAAGATTGTCACCAACCCTAACTCCAGAGTAATCATTGTCTCTAAGACTCAGGGTATGGCTCGTAAGTTTCTTGGTGCAATTAAGACAAGACTTTCCCACCCAGCCTATATTAAACTACAGGTGGCCTTTGGCCCTAATGGTGGCTTTAAGGCAGATGCAACTCAATGGTCTGCCGATATGATTTACCTAGGCACGGGCCGTGACTCTGGCGAGAAAGACCCAACCGTACAGGCATTAGGATTTGGCTCACAGATTTACGGTGCTCGCGCCGACCTGATTATCCTAGACGATGTTGTGATGAACTCAAATGCCCACGAGTGGGAGAAGCAAATTGAATGGCTTCAGAAGGAAGTTATCACACGTCTGGGGCGGCACGGAAAACTAATTATTGTAGGAACCCGTGTCGCGCCCATTGACCTTTATAAAATGATTCGAGATGGTGGGCAATGGACAGGTGGCAAGTCACCGTTCACTTACTTCTCACAACCAGCAGTTTTAGAGTTTGATGAGAAACCTGAGAACTGGAAAACACTCTGGCCCAAGACTGACAAACAAGAAGGCGAAATAGATGAAATCGGAGAAGACGGTCTCTACCCTAAGTGGGATGGACCCTCGCTCTTTACACGCCGCTCTGAAGTTGCACCTTCTGTCTGGGCTATGGTCTACCAACAGGAAGATGTCCAAGAAGACTCGATATTCTCTCCAACCTGTGTGGCTGGCTCAGTCAACGGAATGCGAAAGAGAGGACCGCTAAAGGCGGGTACACCTGGACATCCGAAAAATACTGACAGCCTTTATACTGTTATTGGTCTTGACCCCGCTATGGCTGGTGCTACTGGTGCTGTGGTTGTTTCATATAATCGCAGTGACGGAAGAATCTACGTCTTAGACTGCGTCAATATGGTTGAGCCTACTCCAGCCAAGATTCAAAATTTGATTGAAGACTGGGTAGAACGATACAAGCCACAAGAGTTAAGAATTGAAATCAATGCTCATCAGAAGGCTTACGCCCTAGATGATGTCTTAAGAAACTATTTAGCCTCTCACGGTTGCCAACTGAACTCACACTTCACTGGCAAGAACAAATGGGACACATCATTTGGTGTAGCGTCAATGGCTTCATTATTTGGTAATACCCGTGACGGACGTTTCCAAGATAACAACTTAATGGAACTACCAAGCAATGAAGGCTCTGAAGGTCTAAAGACTTTAGTGCAGGAACTCATCACTTGGAAGCCTGACACTAAGAATCCAACTGACTGTGTTATGGCTCTGTGGTTTGCAGTTATTCGTGTACGCGAACTAATGAACCGCTCTTCAAAGGTAGGACAGTTTGCTCAGAATCGTTGGGCAACCCAAGCACAAATTAATCAACGCCAATCCATTAATCTGGATGAAGCCTTCTCATCCCAATGGTCAGACCAATATAGTTAGGACAACAATGGCATTATCAATAGAGCAGGTAGTAGCAAGGGTTGAATCCCTGCGCTACCGTAATCACGAACGTGATGCCCGTAACCTTGACGTACTTGCTGTCCGTAAGGGAAAGATTGCTCAGGTTTATCCTAACTTCTTTCCAGAGGGCGTTGATGCAAACGTAGTAGCAAACTTTATTGACATTGTTGCACGCGACTTATCTGAAGTTATGGCTCCGCTTCCAGCGGTTAACTGTTCCGCAGCCAATCAAGTATCTGATAGAGCACGTACCTTTGCTGACAAGCGTACTCGTATTGCCTCTAACTATTTCCAGAACTCAGACTTAGCAGTACAGATGTACTCAGGTGCTGACTGGTATATCACCTATGGTTTCGTCCCGTTCATTATTGAATTAGACGATGAAGCAAAACTGCCACGTATCCGCGTAGAAAATCCAATTGGGGCTTACCCAGAATTTGACCGCTACGGACGTTGTGTGGCATTTGCTAAACGATACTCTATGACACTTAGTGAACTGGTATCTCAGTTCCCAGAGTATGACAGAGAACTTCTTGGACCAGAGGGCTATAAGCAAGACCTAAATGCAACAATTGAGATGGTTCGTTATTACGATAAAGACCAATCTATAATTTATGTACCACGTAGAGAGAACTTAATTCTTTCTCAGGCTGCTAACCCTCTTGGTAAGATGATGGTTGTTGTTGCACGTAAGCCATCTATTGATGGTGAACTACGTGGACAGTTTGATGATGTGCTTGGTATCCAGTTATTGCGTAACCGATTTGCATTACTTGCAATGGAAGCAGCAGAAAAATCTGTACAAGCACCTATCGTACTTCCACAAGATGTGCAAGAACTACAACTTGGTGGAGATGCGGTTATCCGTACAGCCAACCCAGCAGGTGTACGACGCGTAGAACTTACTCTGCCACAGGGTGCATTTACTGAGCAGAACATTCTTAATCAAGAACTTCGTGTTGGTACACGCTATCCTGAATCTCGTACTGGAAACATCAGTCAATCTGTTGTTACTGGTCAAGGTGTTCAGGCTCTTATGGGAGCATTTGATACACAGGTTAAATCAGCACAAGCAATCTTTGCTGCAACACTTCGGGACATTATTCAAATCTGCTTTAATGTAGATGAAGTAATCTATCCAGAAGAAAAAACAATTCGTGGAGTAGATTCAGGTTCACCTTATGAAATTACATACAAGCCAAATAAAGACATCAAGGGTGATTACTCTGCTGATGTTCGTTACGGTATGCTTGCTGGTCTTAATCCAGCGCAAGGTCTTATCTTTATGCTTCAAGCACTTGGAGGAAAACTCATCAGCCGAGATATGGCTATGAGAGAACTACCATTTACAGTTAACGTAACACAAGAATTAGAAAAGATTGAAATTGAGGATATGCGCGGTGCGCTACTCGGTTCACTTACGGCATACACACAGGCAATTCCACAGATGGCAGCATCTGGTGGAGATGCCTCTGAAGTCGTACGTAAGATTGCTGCGGTTATCAAGGCTCGCCAAAAGGGTCAAGCACTAGAAGACGCAATTGAAGCCACATTCGCTCCGCAGCAACAGGTCCCTCCTGCTGGAGTGCCACAATCGGTTGAGCAAATGTCCCCTGCTCCTGAGGTTGCTCCAGCAGGAGGCGCTCCTTCCACAGGTCCAGCACCTGAGGCAGCACCACAACCAGCACCAGATATTATGAGCATCCTTTCTAGCCTTACCGCATCAGGCGGAGCAAGTGGAAGCGTAAGAACAATCGCACGTAGATAACAGAGACTGGGACAATGACAACAATCGTAGGCGTGCAAAACGTAAATGGTTGCGTCATAGCATCTGATTCACGTGTAGCAGAGGGTGGAAAAGTTTATACACACTCAAAGATGGTAAAAGCAGTAGAACGCGGTAGTTATCTTATTGCGGGTGCTGGGGATTATCGTGCTTTACAAGTTGTACTGCACGGCTGGCAACCACCGCTTGTAAATGCAAAAGCAAAACAAAATCTTTATGAGTTTGTAATTAACAAAGTTGCAACCTCACTTAAAGCAACATTAGTTGAAGCAGGAATTGATTTCAAAAGTTTAGAAAGTTCTGACGATAAATTTGAATTACAACTTCTTATTGCTATTAATGGAACTATACTTGAAATTGACAGTGATTTTGCGGTAGCAATGAATGACACAAATTTTTATGCAATTGGTTCAGGCGGGGATTATGCACTTGGTGCATTACACGCTGGGGCATCTGTATTAGATGCAATGAGAATTGCAGCACTTAACAATAATTCAACATCGGCTCCATTTCATATACTTAAACAAGAGATTCATTAGGAGGAACAATGGCAGGAAATGAGAACAGTGGCGGAATGCGCCCAACTGCTCCGCAGAATAACCCAGCCAATGTTTCTGCTACTGGCGGTAACGGTCAATCAGGACAGCCAAAGCCAGGATACACAGGATTTGCATATGGTCAGAATGGTGCACTAGATGCACAGGCAGGTGCAGCAAAAATGCAACAAGCACCTACTCCTACAGCAGCCCCTGCTCCAGCATCAATGGCTTCTATCCTTGGTGGATTAATGCCACTCGATGCTGAGTCACAAGATTCTCTTCCTATTTCAGATGGCGTTGACACTGGTCGTGGTCGCGGAAGTAGCGCACTACCACCATCAGTTAATGGAGATACACGCATTACTGAAAATATTGATTTAATGAAAAAGTATTTGCCAGACTTGCTTGATGCAGCACGCCTTCCAGGCGCACCTGATTCATACAAGCGTCTTGTTAATTACGTTAAGGCAAGGCTTATTTGATGAAATGGGTAGAAAATAACTTTTTCGACCATTTAGATAAATTTGGCAATTCGCTAGGGTATGACAACTTTGGTGTTGCTGTTTGTCTCTCTATGGTCCCTTGGGAATCACCACAAGACCGTGATGTTTTTATTATGACATTAACTGGAGAGGATGTTAAAGGTGGCGAACCATCAACATTTAATCCAGGAAGTGCGGTGATGTAATGCCATCAT